CTATAAGCCAAAGGTGTGCCATCGGCCCACTTGCTAATCGTCTGGAAGTCAATCTCATCCCCAACACATAAAACCTCATCAAACTTCTCACGTCTTGCCAGCTTGATAACATTCTTAACTGCCTGCTCATGATGATATGGGATTTGTAAATCTGATATTACTAGCCACCGCTTAATCGTCATCCTCATCGTCATAAGGATCAATTACAGGGATGATGCCATCTTTACCAGTAATCCAATCCGGTAATGTGCGTTGATCTGTCAGTAACCAAAATGCACGTTCAGCTGTAAAGCCTGCAGCGATAGCCGCTTTGTAGCATGAATGTAGGGCAATATAATGCTGATCTAATTTACTCAATGGCTCTGCCATCTTACGCACTCTACGTCTTACAGGTTTCTTACGTTTGCGTGTGTTAGCCATAATTAAATTATCGCTCACTAATTGCAAAAAAGAGATCATCAACACGCTTCTCTAATCTTGTTAACTGATCTTTCATGCTAAGTCCACCATTAGGCCGTAGCTCGTTAAGCCAGCCTTTAACTATAAAACGTAATCCGATGAGACCGCCTGATAGCACAGCGATAATGCCAGCGCCAAAGCCAGCCCACTCTGTAGGTGTCATGCTTCATCTGCACCGATGCCATAAGCACTGTCGGATTTGTCTAAAGCCCTAGCTGCTGGTCCTGCGAGTGCTGCTACTACCACTGATATGACTGGATCAAGTCCTAGCTCATTACTTGCTAAGAATGTTAGTAATGATACAAGCACACCCCTAAAGTATGATTTAAGTATTGCTTTTTGTTTATCGCTTATCTTCATATTTTGCCTCCTATTAGTGGTATGTCAAACGGTCTGCCGTCTGTATCTCCTGCTTTAGTAAAACTAATGTGTATGTGTTTTGTGTGTGGGTTGATGCCCTTGTATCTGCGCCATTTATAGTTTAATAATTTAGAAGCGATGTGGTGCGAGAAGATGACGTATGATAAACGTTTATCGGTTTTCGCACACTGTTTGATTTGGTCAGCCAGATAAGCTGCGATCCCCTCTGGCTCACCCAGGCGAGAATCAATATCAATGGCTCTGACCCACCCCTGCTCATCTGGATTATGATCTGATTTTCTGGTGGCATGGCGACTATCGCCCACCCACCCATCACTGGCAGTACGCCTAACTGGAAACCACGTATCAATTTGATCTCTCAACTGCACACCAGCTGCGCATAATTTAGGCTTCACTATTCCCTAAGATTGTGCTAAGCGGTGGGCTTGCCTAGTGTTAGCCCATCAGGGATTGGCTTTGCGTATTCCCATTTTTCAATATAATCACCAACACCATCACTATCATTTCTTAAACTTATTTTGCCAGTTGGTAAAAAATCTAAATAAGTTAACTCGGGATAAGTTTCTGTTATTATTTCATATAAGTTTTTTTTCATATTATGACCTTATTCCTATTCCCTCAAAAAATGTGGCATTTGCCGCTTTATTTACTGTAACAGTTCCTGATGATGCTGCACCGTATATCTCAGCATAATCACTTGAACCATTGAAATAAACTAATACTCCTGCGGTTTGATAAATTTCACCCGCTGGCAGCGTTCCTAATTCCTCATAAGCCAAATATTTGTATAATGACCCGTTTTTGAAAAGGGTAAAATATGCAAATCCGCCTGATGTTCTATTCCAATTTAAACTTGCATTCATTTGATAATATCCTGCAACAGTAGGAGTAAAGCGGCTTGATGCAAAATTGCTATTTGTATCCCACAGCTCAAGATCAAAGGTAATTTTTGTATTTACAGTTGATGTTAATGTTTGTGGCGATGTGGTTGAATATGCATGAAATGTTGGCATACTAGTAGTTGCAGGTGTAGCAAATTTTAATCCAGTTGCTTCTGACGAATCGGCTGTAAGGACTTGTCCATTTGTGCCAACGGCAAGTCGTGTATCGCTAGTGCCAAAGGTATAAAGATCACCTTTAGTAGTTAATGGGGATACTGCGCCAGCTTGTATGTAATCGTAAAATATAGATGCGCCTGTTGCAGTAAAATATAATATACCTGCATCATTTTGTGGCAATATTAAACTGCCGGCGGTTGCTACTGTTGCTGTACCTGCTGTAACTGTGCAAGCACCAGCGCCCAAGTTTTGTATAAACACTGTGTCGCCTGCTGCAAATAATCCTGTGTTAACGGTAATTGTTGTAGCACCTGCCGCATTCATAGCAACAGTTGTACCTGCATCTGCAGCTACTAATACATAAGATGCGGTCTTAGCCGTAGCTGCGCCACCACCCATTGCAGTCTGTTGCAAACTTGTCATCTGTGCAGCGGTAAGTACCTGCCCAGTGGTAAAGGTTTGTTTAGCCATTATTCTCCTTAGTAACTAAGCACATTATAGTCTAAAGTGCCGTAGATATTGTTATTTAGAATCAGCGCATCTATAACTGGCTCTAAGGTTGTAAAGAAAACCTTGAAGCTGTTAGGTGTGATTGTGTTGGATACGCCAAAAATTTGTAGGGTGCGGTCAAGGGTTGAGCCGCCAGGCTGTGTGGTTACTACCTGTATTGGGTCAAAAAAATCTAACTCTAAGGCTGCAAGTATGCCTGCGTTGTAGTTAGGCGTGTATAGGTCTAGCTCTATGCCATCGCATCGTACCTCTGTTTCGGCTCTACTAGCCACATAAGCCTGCGCATAATCTAGGGCTACTGCATCGGTCTGCATTAGTAAATCCTGCAGGTTATAGCTGTGTATAAAATACTTATCTATAGAGTCTTGATTGATGGCGGTCTGTGGTGAGCCGCCTGACCTGCTGACCTGTGCTGAGTTAAATATCAGCGTATCGTCTAACTTCCAATTAGCGTTGGCATAAGGTATGCCTGTGCCATCATCGTTAAAGGTAGTAACTGTGCCACCTATTGATCCAGCGGTTACTGCTCTATCTTGAAATACAAACTCGCCATTAGTATCTACGTAAAATGCGCCATACTCGGAATCTGTGACAGTTTGTAAAGCCGTAAGGGAAGTGCGTGCTGTGCCGGGATCAGCTTGTAAAGTAGTTAGACCTGCATCTATATCACGCATAGTTGCTGGCCAATCAATTTGATCTAGTATTTGGTTAATGCGTGTACCTGATAAGTCACCAGCCGTAGCACCTGTAACTGTACTTATTTGTGCATTTTGAGCAAGCCTAAACGCATCTACAGCTTGTATGGTTGTATAGGCCACTTCTGTAGCATCTTTAGGCTGTGTATTAACGTATGAAGTAATAAAGCCAGAAAATATGCTATAAGTGTTAGCGCCATAGGTTGCAGTTATTTGTACCTTCTTCATAGGTGTCAGTAATGTGTAATAAGGCCCAGATGGGTTAGTGGGGTTAAAATCGCCATTCTGATCTACTATGCGTAAGGTAAGTGTGCCTGTTTGGAATTGATCTGCTAAAGCATTACGACCTCTGTTAGTTTGTATGTAATTTATTTGGTCAGATACATCAACAATTACAGCTGTGGAATCTGCTAAGACGTTTACGTCTAGTAGGCCAGTGTCTAGAATCATGGCCTGTGCAAAGGCTGGCCCAGTGCTAAAGTTAATTACTGCATTGACTGTAGGTACAGGCATTAAGTTATCGTTCCAGCAGGCACTAACTTGTTGCCGTATTTGAGATTAACCCTAATTGTGTCGGCTATTAGGCTAGTTAGTTCGCCTTCGCTCACTATTGTGCCAGCGTTTACAGGCACGTTAATTATTGTAGTAGATGAGTTGCTGCCGCCAGTCGTGCCTTGTGGCACTATAAATCCACCATCTGGTGCTATCTGATTACGGCCTCTGGCAGTCAATTCACCACTCATGCTTACTAAAGGATTAGGTCTATTCGCTAATGCGTATAAAGCGCCAGCAGCTACGTTAGCAGCTTCGGCTAACCTTTTAGCATTCTCGGCTGCTAGTTTACTTGCAGCACTTGATTCTAATTCAGCATTGTACTTCTTAGCCAGCGCTTCATTATTGTCGAGTATTGCAAGCTGCGCCCTAATACGTAATTTAGTTTCTTCATCAGTTGCAGCGTTAAGTGCTGCAGTAAGTCCTATGCGCTCTAAGTCAAACTTGTCTTTTAGTTTGTCTACTTCGGTTTTTGCTTTTAGTTTTGCAATTTCTAGGGCTCTTAATCTATCCAATTCTTTTTGCTGGCGTACTTCTGTTCTAAATACTTGTGCAGATATACGGCCTGCGCTGCGTTGCTTATTAAATGGCAATTCTGCAGGTTTTGCCTCCATTTTGCCCAAACGTGCCAAACTTCCAAATACACTTATGTTAAACAAGAAACCTTGTAATTGTTTTATGCCAGGTATTTTTTGCAGATCTGCAATTAAAACACCTACGCCAGTGATAACATCGGCAATAGTTTTCCCTAAATTCTCCATTTGTATTGCTGTATCTTGTATGCTTGTGTCTTTGCTTAGTACATCTAAAGCATCTACTATGCCTTTACCAATTTCTTCTTTAACATTCTCTGATGCAACTTTGAGTATGTCCATTTTGCCTGCATAGGTAGTTAATCTGGCTGCTGATTGACCTGAAAATTTAGTGTTTAATTCGGCTAGTATTGCATCCATGTCGCCAGCTTTAAGTGTGGCCTTGCTTATGCCTGCGCCTAGTCTGCTAAGGCCTGCAGTGTTGCCTGAGAATCCACGTGTTAATGCTGCGCTAACTTCAGTTAATGACTTGCCTGTGGCTGCGCTTATATTTAACGCTACGCCTAATGCTTCTTGGCTTTTTGTTATTGATCCAGTAACTGTCAATAACTGCTGAAATGCTGGGCGTAATTCATCGTCTAGTACGCCTGTAGTTTTTTGCAGGTTGGCTATGAAGTATTCTACAGATGGTGCGCTAAATGCAAAGCCTGTATTCTTTAATTGCAATTCTAAAGATTTGGCTGCTTTCTCATCGGCTGCAAAGGCCTTAACCGCATTCTTACTGTAGTTAAATAATGCCCGAGCGCTAAACACTGCTGCAAAGGTTTTGCCAAAGGTTTTAACTTGTTTCTCAAAGGCTGATACTTCTTTTTTACCTTTTTTTAATCCTTTGTTATCAAAAGTGCTAAGTGCCGATACTACTAAGGTAGGCACAATTACACGCCCCTAAATCCACGAGCTCTGCGCTCTTTGTAAAATCCTATGACCTGTGATCTTTGCTCTAGTGGCATCTTTTTATAGTATGCAAATATGGCATCGTCTAAGGCCTTCTTTAAGTCTGCGTATATTGGCCCTTGCTCTTTAGCCCAGACTTTGTAAATTACTCGGCCTTTATTCTTACGACCTCTGCGCCCTACTGATCCTGCCAACGTTGCATCTACTACGTTAGGTAATGCCTGTATAAATTGCACACCAGCATTAGGATTTAATGATGCGCCTTGTGCGCCTGTAGTTTTACGGCCAGCGGTCTCATAGATTGCGCCAGCTGCAGACTCATTAGATACATAATTGTAAACAGAGTAGCCGCTTCTGTTTTTCTTATTAGGCCCCAGTTTGTATTTAATATCTTTTTGAGCTGTAGCCTGGTCGTATGCAGGGAAAGGTCTGCGCTGACCTTCCATCGGCTTGGCTTGTTTTAGCCAACCACTTAACACATTTTGATTAGATGGCAACTCATCTTTAGACTTTGCAGCCACTTTCATCATAGGTGCTTTAAGTGTGTCTTTAACATTCTTGTACATATCTTCGTCAAGCTCATCTATAGCTTTGAGAAACTCTCTAACGCCGTTTACGACTACTGGCATTTCGGATCTCCTTAGCTCTATCTGTCAATACTTGGATGATAGCCCGATACATCTGCGTATCCATGTCTCTAAACTCGCTAGGCGGTATTCCAGTTTCAACGCTCAACTGAGCAATACTGTAGAAAATAGAATCACGCCCAACTATTTTTTTTCTTCGTCAAGTACCTCTACTGTGTCTAAGCTGTCTATAAACTCGATGCCAAATAAAGGTACTGTAACGTTAGCCCTACGTAAGCACTCCCATGCAAGCCAGTAAATCTCGGTCTGCCGTTCATGATCACGTAGGACTTTACTAATTCCTGATCCGTACTTCAACTCAAAAGCGTACTCGACACCTGGCGTAATCTTGTGTTCAGATACTTCGCCATTAGCCCTTGTTATCTTTAGCTTTGCCATTACTACTCCTTATACTGTTACGTCTACTACGATAACACTTTGGC